AAGAACACTGTTTTTCTTTGAAGGTGAACCCGGAAGTGGTAAAAGTTCAGCATTGCAAAGAATACTCAACAAGAAAGAGTACAATAAAGATCGTAATTACAATGTGACAGTACCTACTTCTGTTTTGGAGGCTGACTGGTCAAATAAGTTAGACCTTCGAACGAAACATAACGAAACAGGAAAAGGTACACCGTATCATCATTTAAGCACATTTGAGAAGACACTAGCAAAGCAATGTTGGGGTCATTTGATGGTATGGGATGAGGACAAATTCCCAAAAGGTTACATGGACCTCGTAGCCATTTTGTTCCCGCACGTTAAAAACTTTGCTTTCTGCTGTGATCGGTATCAGTCGGAATGGCATGAACCAAATGCAGGTTGTTCGTTGAATGATGAGGAAATTCCAGGAAATGCAGCTTTGATGTGCAGGTTGAACAAGACTTACATCAGGGGTACGTTCAGGTATCCACCTGAAGTTGCTAATTTCATGCGGATGATTACTTATCGACAAAGCTCAAAAGGAAGTGGTTTTCATTTTAGGAAAGGTCTCCCAAAGTCATGGCCGGAACTGCGATACAATTTACCACATCACACTGATGCAGAGTTAAAAGCTTTGTGGAATGCAAAACTCACTTTTTGTGCAGCTGATGCAAAGACGTACTGGGTCAATCAATTGGTTCAAGCACCAAGCAACACTTTTGCAGGTTCTCAAGGTTTGACCGCCCCTCTGGCGATTATACAAATAGGACCGGAAGTGTTGAAATTCACGAACTATCAGATCATACATACTGTCTTGTCAAGAGCAGTTATCAATATAATAGTTTGTGATTTTGTACCCAAAACAGAGAATTTGCAAGCATTAGCTGATCATAAAATTTTGTCACATTTGCTATGGTATAGTGATTATTATATTCCAGGTCAAGCGGCGGATATAGTACCAGAGCATACATACCACATTGAGGAAGTGACAGAACGACCATTACCCGATGACGTGGAGACAATTACCAGGCATGAAGGGGGTTACAGCGCAGCGACAAATTTGCAGTTCATGCTCAAATGGCCAAAGTACATTCCAGGCTATAAGGCAGCAGGTGCTCGTGATTTACAAGATGATGACTTTTATGCAAATGAAGCAACCTATCGATCCAGACTGGTAGCTATGGAAGAACCGATAATGCAAGAAGGATCATGTGAAAAACCATCAGTGAATCATTATGAGCCAAGAACTCATTTGCCTGCTGTTAACATGCATACTATTCAATAAGCTCGTCTGTGTCAAGTGCCTGAGCGAATGAAAGCAGAGCTGTGTGAAAAGAATTTGTACTCGGAACAAAAACCAGACACATATAAATACCGAGTCGATGC